CAACACAAACAGTTGCATTAGATTTAGTTTCTTTAAAAACTAACCTAGATGGCTACTATGTAGTAACTAATAACCTAGAAGATAATTTAGGCTATAGCAATACCACTATTGATGTAACTCCTAGATACTCAAATGGTAGCGCTCTTATAACTGCTGGAACATCGTACTTCTCTTACTTTAGTCCTCTTACTACCGCAACGGTTAGCAATATAAGCGTATCCTCTGCAGGTACAGCCTCAACAGGAGCGACACTTATTAGGTTTGGTTTGTACACTGTTAACGAGGCAACTGGAGAGCTGACACTGGTGGCAAGAACTGCTAGCGACACCACTATATTTGGTTCTATTAATACTCTGTATACAAGAGCTCTGAGTGCTACCGGTGGGTACCCAACGACCTATTCACTACAACGTGGGGTTCGCTATGCCCTTGGAATAATAGTAGTAGGCGGTACTCCAGGAAACGCGTTCTTGGCTGGCTCTGGCTTAATACCACTATCTATGGTTAGCTTAACACCAATCCTTAGATCGTTTGCGTCTTCTCAAACAGACCTGCCTGCAACTATTACTCCAACTCCTGGTCAGACTTCGTTCTGGGGAAGGCTTTCATAATGGCTGTAGTAAAAACAAGTATTAGCATAGAAGCTAGTGGACTTGAGATATTTGAAGTTCGTGATAGCGAAACTAATGAAGTTATTGGTTATGACTATGTTAACCCAGCTTCAGCTAATGAAGAATTAGCAGCTAGAGAATAGCCTGATAGACTTTACGGTGTGAAGGTTGCCGTATACACAATAGCTCTAAACGAGCAACAGTTTGTTAATAGGTGGTATGAGTCCGCTAAAGACGCTGACTATTTACTAATTGCTGATACGGGCTCAACTGATGGCACACAGGATATTGCTGCTAAATTAGATATAAATGTTTATGAAATTTCAATAAAACCATGGCGATTAGACTCTGCTAGAAATGCAGCTCTAGCTTTAATACCGGCAGATATAGACTTTTGTATTGCGCTAGATATGGATGAAGTTCTATTACCTGGATGGCGTGAGCATCTTGAAAATGTATATAACACCGAGGTTACTAGACCACGATACAAATACACCTGGAGCTGGAATATAGATGGTTCACCTGGACTCCAATACGGTGGAGATAAAATACATGCTAGAGATGGTTACATATGGAAACACCCAGTCCATGAGGTTATAACTGCAGATCGAATCACAGAAGTGCAAGGCTGGATAGACTTAGAAATACATCATCACCCAGATGATACAAAATCTAGAGGCCAGTACTTACCATTACTTGAGCTATCAGTAAGAGAAGACCCGACAAATGATCGTAATGCTTTCTATTACGCAAGAGAATTGTTCTTTCATGGCAGAGTTGAAGAATCAATAAAAGAGTTTAAACGACATTTACAACTACCAACTTCCATATGGAAACCAGAAAGAGCAGCATCTATGCGATACCTAGCAAAGATGCATATTAATCAAGACCGAGAGTACTGGTTAGACCTTGCACATAAAGAAGACCCGTCTCGTAGAGAGGGCTCTTGTTGAGTTAGCTCAATACTATTATGACACTACAAACTGGGAACGGTGCTACGCGGTCTCTAAACTAGCTTTAGCAATACCTGAAAAACCTCTTGACTATTTATGCGAAGAGTTTGCTTGGGGGTTTGCACCGTATGACTTTGCGGCCCTTTCCGCTTTCTATACGGGAAAGTTTGAAGAAGCTAAAGAGTATGGTAAAAAAGCAATTGAGATAAACCCGACAGATGAACGTTTAAAGCGTAACCTAGAGTTCTATACTGCTGAGGAGATTTAATGCGGGGATACACGCCTGGTGGTCGGTTTGATTCTGACTTTGAATTAGATTCAATTAGTGATGGTATTACTTCAGACTTAACTAACCCTGCCGGTACTGTGGCAGACTGGTGGGTGTACAACCCTAATGCTTCAACTAAAGACCCACTTTATGATGTAGATGCTGTAGGAGTAGGTCGTGTGTGGAAGTCCCCTGTTAAAGTTCCAGTAATTAGAGCCACTATTACACAAGGACAAGTTCTTCAAAGCGAGCGCGGTTTCTACAACACCGATACTTTGCACTTAACCATGAATGTAGATGATTTAGAACGTATGAACCCAGGTATTATTGCTTCTGTTGAGTCAGCTACTACACGAGATCGTGTAGTTTGGAAGGGGCAGGTTTATCGTCCATTCAAAGTTCAGAACGCTGGTATTGTCTCTGAAAGATATACTATTGTTACAATTGATATGCAACAGGTAATGCCTGATGAAATGGTCAATGATGCTCAGTTCTTAAGTTACGCTCAAGCTTAGAAAGGTCATAATGGCTAAAAAACGAATTGGTCAATCTGTAGGTAAACAACCTACTAAGTCTGTTAGTATTGCTTTAACCGGTAGCAAGTATGAGGCTGGTGGAGCGATGGTTCGCCGTAAAGGAAAGTAAATATGTGTGCACTATGTGGTTGTGGTAAGAAGAAAGGTCAGCCAGGATTTGGCAAGGGTCCTAAGAAAAAGGCTGCTAAGAAGTCTGCTTCAAAAGGCATGTCATCTAAGCAAAAGAAGTTAGATGTAGACAAAGACGGCAAGTTAGAAGGTTCTGATTTTGCTGCCCTACGTGGAAAGAAGAAGAAGTAATGTGCGCTACCTGCGGTTGTGGCCGTCCAAAGGACAAGCACGGAATGAAGAGCGTGAAGGCAGCGAACAAGAAGTTTGCTGCAAAGAAGGGTGCTCCTGCAAATAAGAAGAAGTCCTCTATGGTAAGAAAGAAAGGCATGTAATGGCAAAACCACCATCCTTTATGAAGGGTAAGTACACCAAGTCTAAGGACGAAAAGATGGACGCCCGTCTACTACGTAAAGCTGGAATAACTGAAAAAGATGACAAGTCTGAGTTTGAAAAAGCAGATAAAGCTCATGGTAAAAAGAAGAAACCAAAGACTATAGCCGAAGACCTTAAAATTGATAAGAAGATAATTAAAGGTATAAAGAAGAAAGAAAAAGCAGAAGAAAAGAAAGAAAAGAAGTCAAAGAAAGATTAGTATTTAGGCCCCCGCAAGGGGGCCTTTTGCTTTATCCTGTGTATGTAGAAGCCATGCGGTTTCTACGGTAAGACAAATGCGCTTTACTTTGCCACTCCAGAAGGAGACTTGCTATGCCCTCTAATCGGGTTGATGGACCGTCATCGGATGACTTTATGACTGAGTTAATTCGAGCGGCACAACAAGGTGGTAAATCTACGGGCGTAAGAGTCTTAGCAGCTGCAGCGGCGGTATATGGATTTAGGAAAGCGCTAAAACGTGGAAAACGCAAATAACTTTACTTCCACTGTATCTACGTCTATTGAAGACGAATTAACCACTGAACTTAAAGCCTTAGCTGCTACCCAAGGCTGGCCTGAGCATTTAACCGATGTTTTATCTGTAAGAGTTACTGGAAAAGTAATAGACGTACATTATCCAGAATCATTATCTGATGAGGTTGAGCTTGCAGAGTACGGAAACCAGGACCGACCTCCGGCTTCAGTAATTAGACAGTTTAAACGACATTTAGAAAGAAAAGCTATGGATATAGTCCATAGAGAAATCAATGAAAACCCGTTAGGAGCTCTGTTAGCGCTATGACCCTACCTATGATGATTGCCGAAGACACGGCATTAAAAGAGTACCTACAAGGTTTTACGGTAACTGATGAAAAGAACTTAACTAGAACCATACCGGTGTGGTTTGGGTATCCAGATGTTGAGTTAAGAAAACAGACTTTTCCATTTATGACTATTGATTTAATAGGAATTGAAACCGATGACCAACGTCAATCTTTTGGTTACCTATACGACAATGATTTTGCTGGAACACGCACTGCCGACTCTACAACGGCTTACAAATACCATATGCCAGTTGCATACGATTTAATATATCAAGTAACTGCGTACTCTAGGCACCCACGCCATGAACGAGAAATAAACCACCAGTTTCTACAAGACTTTCCAGGAAAGTTTGGTTACATAAAGGTCTCTAACGAAACGGAGACTGGAGAAACATGGCGCCATATGTTTTTAGAAGAAGTTAAAAAGAAAGACACCATTGAAGATGGTCGTCGTTTATTTAGAACAGTGTTTACCTTACTAATCGTATCTGAGATGCCTCCAAGCTACGCTGAAGAGGTAACTAGACGAGTAGAGCAGGTAAGCATTAACACAACTCCGACCCACATACCATCCGACCTAACTCCGATCACTACAACTATCCAGGTATAACGATAAGGAGACAGAATGACATACCTACGCCCGGGTGTATACGTTGAAGAGACGTTAAACCCAGTAAGATCAGTAGTTGGACCAAATTCATCTACTGTAGCAGCATTTGTTGGTGAGGCCTCTCGCGGTCCACTAACAACTAACTTAATATCTTCTTGGAGTCAGTTCACTAAGTTTTATGGAACCTACACTGAGAACACAAGTAACTTAACACTAATTACCGCAGTAAACTTGTTCTTCCAAAATGGTGGGTCAAGCTGTTATATAAGAAGAGTACTAGGCACTGGAGCTGCAGCATCAACTAGAGTGTTGTTAGACCGCGCTAATACCCCAGACGAAACTCTTACAATAAATGCTAGAAATGCTGGTACTTGGGGAAACAACATTAACGTAAGCATCTCAAACTCAACTGTAACTGGTTATTTTGATTTAACCGTGTTTTACGGTGGAACTGACAATGCAAACATTGTTGAAAGATACACTGATTTAACAATGACCTACCCAGACGCTAGATACGCAGTTTCATTAATTAATGGAAGTTCTTTGTACATTACTGCAGTAGATGCTGCATCTTCTAGTACAGGTGCTACCAAAAACCCAGCTGTAATAACTAATCAGTCTTTAGCAGCAGGATCAAACGGCTCTGCGGTTACCGATGCAAACGTTCTAGAAGGTTTTGAAAGCTTTGATACAGTTGAAAACTCACTTCTATTCAACGCACCAGGCGTAGTATCAGCCTCAGCAGTAAACACATTAATTCAATACTGTGAGGAAAGAAAAGATGCTTTCTTGGTTATTGATGGTATTAACGATACTGTTGCTAACCAGTTAACTAGAGCTGCATCTTATACACCAAGCTCATATGCAGCTGTTTATTACCCTAACATCGTTATTCCTGACCCAGTTATTACAAGCGCAACACTGCCTGTAGGTGCTGGAGCAGCAGTTATTGGTGTGTACGCATCAACAGACGCATCAAGAGGTGTGTTTAAAGCTCCAGCTGGTTTAAATGCTAGAGTTGCTGGCGCGACATCTGTTGCAAGTTTAACAAACGCTCAGTTAGATTCTTTGAACTCAGCAGCAGCTCCAGTGAACGCAATTAGATTCGTTCCAGGTAGCGGAATTGTTGTTATGGGAGCAAAGACACTTAAGGCAGGATACGCAGATAAATACATTCCAGTTCGTAGAACTTTAATCTATTTAAGCAAAGCATTAACTGACTTAACAAAGTTTGCAATATTTGAGCCAAATGATTCTCGACTATGGCGTCAAATCACAAACACATGTTCAGCGTTCTTAACAGAGTTCTGGGGACAAGGCGGCCTTGCCGGCTCTTCACCAGATGTAGCTTTCTTTGTTAAGTGCGATGGTGAGACAAACTCACAAGGCTCCATTGATAATGGAGAAGTGAACATTGAGGTTGGCGTTGCATTGCAGCGTCCAGCTGAGTTCGTAATAATCAAAATTGGTCAGTATGATGGCGGAACCACCGTCACTACGGCGTAAGGAGAAAATAACCAATGACTGAAAGCATAATCAATAGATTCTCCAGCATTGCTACTGATCCAATTAGAAGCTTTCGCTTCTATGCGGAATTTAGTGCAGTTGATGGAGGTGCGTTTGATGAGCGCATCACCAGCAAGTCAGCAGCAAAGACGCCACCAGTATCCGGTAAATCTACCGGCTGGTTTGGTGGATTCACTTCTGTATCTGGCCTATCTACAAACATTCAAGCCCTCACATACCGTGAAGGTGGATACAACACAACCGTACATCAGATCCCTGGAATGACTACATTTTCACCAGTCAGTTTTCAACGTGGTGTTATGTACGGCAATGACCAAGCAATGACTTGGGTACGTGGACTATTCTCAGCTGCTGCTGGTAATGGCTTAGCTACCGGTGCTGGAAAAAGCTTCCGTGTAAACGTAAACCTATACGTGCTAGATCACCCAAATGCAGGAAACGCTGTTACCACATTAAATGCTGTAGACGACGTTCCTCGTATTGGATTCAAAGTGCATAATGCTTGGATTAGTTCGCTAAACTATTCTGATCTAAATGCTGGAGCTGGAGAAATCTTGTTTGAGAATATGACATTAGTCCATGAGGGCTTGTCAGCATTCTTTGTAAAGAGCGACTTTACACCAGTAGTTTAATTAACCTATAAGGAGTATAAAAAGTGTCACAACCTCACACCAGAACTGATGCAGAACTCATATCACAATTTGCAAGTAAGGCTATGGAGGAGCCCGCTGTTGCTATTAGCACACGGGCTCCTGCCAGTAACGAAGTAACCTTAGTTACTGGATTTATTAATAAAGCAGGTGAAACAGTTAAAGTAGCAGAAGTTAAAGAACTTAACGGTTCTGATGAAGAAGCTATTGCTAAAGCTGGTTCTTCAGGAAAAGCACTTAACGTTATTCTACAAAGAGGTCTTGTGTCTCTAGGAGACACTCCGGCAACAAAAGAAGATTTAGATTCTTTAGTAGCTGGTGATAGAGACGCAATTCTTCTTGGTATTAGAAGAGTAACTTTTGGAGAAACGGTAAGTTTAAACGTTACATGCGGAGCTTGCTCGGACACAAAAGACATTTCTGTTAATTTAATAGATGATGTTCCTGTAAAAGAGTTTGATGAAGCCACTGGTAGAACCTG